ACCCTTTGAGAAAGACAAATATGACACGTTGTATAATTTAGGTGAGGCGCTAACGGAACTTAAACGTAAGTATCCAATAGCGTTTATTATCTTAAGTCAGCTTAATAGGAATATTGATAATCCTGAGCGTAGTGAAGACGGCAAGTATGGTAATTACATACTAGAGTCTGATCTATTTGGAGCTGACGCTTTATTACAGCATGCCGACACATTAGTAGGAATCAACAGGCCTGGGAAACAAAAGATACGCTTATATGGTCCCGATAGATTTATTATCGAGGATGATAAGATTCTTGTAATGCATTTTATCAAGTGCCGTAATGGCGATGCTAGAATGAGTTTCTTTAAAGCCGAGTTTGAAAAAATGAAGATAGTTGAAATCGCTACTCCGCCACAACAAGAAAGAAAAATTAAATTCTAAGTAACATGTCAATAAGTACAACACAAAAAGCAGACAATGTAAAGGATAAGCTTCAAGACCTTAGACAGTATCATCAACCAACTTTTGATGCGCTAGGTATTCCAGATGCACTTTACATCCCTAAGTTAATTTATCGCCCACAAGGTAAAGATGAAATGCATTTCAGCATGTTTGTCGGCGAGCTTCGTAAAGAACAAGATGTTTATACCGAAGCTGTAAGCCAAGCCAAAGATCCTGAAGATATTAATCGCACCTTGTATGTTTGGCGTTATAATCCACACTGGTTAGAAGAATATGATACCACCGAGCCTATGGCTAATGGTCAAGTAAGATATCTTATTCCAGCTGCTGAATTAGTTAAAGTTAACGTACCTGGTAAAGAAGATAAGAAAACTATTTCTACTAAAGGTAAATCTCCTGCAGCTCCATTAACTATGGACTTTGATGAGATCTTAGATCCTAATAGCGACGCACCATTTGACCAATTAACAATTCGTGATTTGGCCGCATTGCTATTGAAGAAGCCTGTAAGTAACAAGAAATGGTTGAATGATTTATTAAAATAACATGGAAATTAAATTGCCCCTAGAAAAAGTTAAGGCTGTATCACAAAGCCCAAGTAACTTGATTATCTTTTCAAAGCCTAAGACTGGTAAAACAACCTTGTTTGCTAACTTAGAGAATTGCCTTATTCTGGATTTAGAAAATGGTGCCGATTATATTGACGCTATTAAGATTAAAGCAAGTTCTGTTGAAGAAATCAAGCATATTGGTAAAGCAATTAAAGATGCTGGTAATCCCTACCAATATGTTGCTGTAGATACTATTACAGCATTAGAGGAGATGTGTGTTCCTTACGCCGAAGAACTTTATTCTAGAACACCTATGGGTAAAAACTGGTTCACATCAGGTAAAGCACAATACGGTACTATTCTTAGTTTACCAAACGGTGCTGGTTATCCATATCTTAGAGAGGCATTCACAAAGGTAGTTGATTATATCAAAACCTGGGCTCCTAGAACTATATTAGTAGGGCACGTGAAAGACACGCTTCTTGAGAAAAACGGTTCCGAGTTTAACTCTTTAGACTTGGACTTAACCGGTAAATTAAAGAGAATCTCTTGTTCTAACTCAGATGCAATTGGCTACTTATATCGTAAAGGCAAAACTAATATCTTAAGTTTTAAAACTTCTGATGAGATTGCATGCGGTGCAAGACCTGAGCATTTGCGCAACCAAGAATTTGTTGTATCTGAATTAACAGAAGACAATAAGATAACAGTAGATTGGAGTAAAATTTATATTGATTAACCCTAAGTAAAATGATAAGTACAAAAGATGTAATTGGTACTACTGGTGGATCCAGTGTGCCTAAAGTAATTCAACCAGGTAACGCAGAATGCACAGTGTTGAATATTAAGTTAGAACCAGCTCGCTTTAAAGAAGGTGGTTATGATATTATTCTTAATGTAGAAGGTCCAGACATGGGCGAAGGCTTTGATGGCTTCTGGATTAACAAAGATGATGAGTCTTTGGGCCGTCATAAAGGTCAAGTAGGTCGCATCCGTGCTACTGAATATCCTTATGCTGATGGTACAACTAAGAGTGGTGTTCAAGTTAGCCGCGATAAAGAGTTGTTACGCTTCTTACAAACATTTTGTAAAGAAACTCATAGCTTAGGATGGTTTGCTGAGCAAGATAACAAGCACGAGACTATTGAGTCTTTGTTTGAAGCTTTGAATAATGATAAGCCTTTTGCAGGTAAAGTTATTCGAGTTTGTGTTGCAGGTAAAGAGTATGTAAACCGTGAAGGTTATACCAACTATGATCTGTATTTACCTAAATATAATCGTGGACAAGTTCCATTTGAGACTATTGAGGTAGAAGAAGATAAGAGTAAAGTTATTGCTTTTGATGAGCAAATCCACGTTAAGAAACGTAAAGTAGAAAACGTGAGTTCATTTGGCGATGATGCACCAGCTGCACCAAAGTCAAGCGGTGACTTTGAACTTTAATTTTTAACTGAATACAAGGGGGAGTGTAATGCTCCCCTTTTTATTCTAAAACTTATAACATGATTAGTACAAAACTACAAGCACTTAGTGCTAATGATATTCCAAGCTATTGGGTGTTTGAACATTATTGCAAGTTAGATACTAAACTTGTTGGTCAAGATGTAAAAATAACTTCGCCGTTTAATCCTGGTGAGAAGAATCCTAGCTTTTGTATATATGTAAGAGGTAACCGATATTTCTTTAAAGATTTCTCTACTGATAACGGTGGTAATCATATTGAGTTTATCAAGCTCATGCATAAATGTGAAAGTGATAAGGCAGTAGCAATTATGCTAGACGACTATAACAAATTCATGCTTACTAATGAGGATGATAGATATATAAAGTCTGAAGGTAGATATGAAGTTACAAGCTATGAGGAAAGAGGTTGGACAAATCTTGATGCTGCATACTGGACTCAATTTAAAATTGATTCTAATGTTTTAAAGCATTATGATGTAAGACCTTTAAATTCTTACGCAATGGAGAAAGAAAACTGTAGAGACATAAGCATTAAGCATGCATACATCTATGGTTATTTTAGAAGCGACGGCGAGCTATATAAAATATATCAGCCTAAATCTAAAGATAATAAGTTTCTTAAAGTAAGAAGTTATATCCAAGGCACTGACCAGTTAAAGTTTGATAAACCAAATCTTATTATTGCAAGTTCTCTTAAAGATATAATGACGTTATCCAAGTTTGGATATAATGCTGAGTATGTTGCACCAGATAGTGAGAATACAATTATTCCTAGCGGATCTATTGCAATGTATAAAGATCGTTATAAAGCATTATGTACTTTATTTGATTTTGATGAGGCCGGTATAAGATCCGGTGAAAAGTATAAAAAATTATATGGAATAGAATCCGTTATACTACCTATGTCTAAAGATATATCTGACTCAGTAAGAGATCATGGTGTAGATAAGGTGCATGAGAATCTATTCCCTTTATTAAAAGAAGCATTAAAAAAATAAAATTATGTCATCAACATTAACACAATATCCTATAGAAGAGGGTGTAACATATGAAAGATCCCTTACAAGACATGAGCGTCTTCGTAATAGAATTGAGAAGTACTGCTTACCTGATCAAGCTGATAAAGTAATGCTTACTATATTAGCTGAGGTTCAGGGGTATGACCCACATGATACTCATCGTAATACTACTAGTGTTATGGCAGAACTAGCTGCAAGTACTTTAGGTATACAGATACCATGAGCTGGTCATATCAATTTAAAGAATTCACCGAAGACATGATTCCTGATGGTGCTGTAGGATTTGTATACCAGATGGATGTTATCATAGATGGTGAACGCAAGTCCTATATAGGTAAGAAGAACTTCTTTGCAGATGTTAAGACTAAGCTCAGCAAGAAGGCTATGCCTACCGATAAACGTAAAAAAACTTACAAGCGCGTAAGAAAAACTGTATATCAAAATTACTATAGTAGTAATGAAGTATTAAAGAAAGCTCACAAGGATGGTTTAGCTATTAGAAGAACTATCCTAAAGATATGCTACTCTAAGAAAGAGCTCTCTTATCAAGAAGTAAAATACCAATTTATGTGTGAAGTACTAGAAAAAGATTTCTGGTTAAACGCAAACATACTTGGTAGGTTCTATAAACAAAAGTAACATGGCAAGTACTAAAGTAGCAGCGCTAATGTCTCGTCTAAGAGACTTAGATATTCAGCGTGTAGAAATAAGATATGATGGCTCTGGAGATTCTGGATCCATAGATGATGTAGATTTTTATAAAGAGAAATGGGAAAGTGTAGATGATGTAGCCGAAGATCTACGCGGACTATGTGAAGATTTAGGTTATCATATATTAAACCAACACTATCAGTGGGATTGGTATAATAATGATGGCGGATACGGTACAGTTATCATAACACCTGATACAGACAAGATTACTATTAGCGGTTATGTTAGAAGTGTTACCGAGGCAGATGAATTGGTATCTCTAGAGAACATAGAATTCTAATGGCTCATCCATATGACCATGCCCGCAGCTCTGTTAAGAAATGGGGCGGGGAGATTGGAGATTACTTACCTATTCATGAGTGGTTTGATGAAACTAAGGGGTGGCTAGGAGATAGTCGCCACAGGTTATTCAGACATCATAGTGAAGGCATCTTCCAATGTGAAGAAATATTTGGCATCTATATTACTAACTCAGCCGGTAAAAAGGTTATGGTTAGATATATAGGTGAGCAACATGTAAAAGAAGATTGCAATGGTTATATACCAAGTGCAAAAGAGTGGATTACTAATCTAGACAAGCCACCTATGTGGATGTTAAAAACCCAAAAGATAAATGACTGAAGTACATAAACTTACAGAACAGAACTATTTTAATTTGCTAGACATGATTAACTCTACAGATGCAGAGAATCATACTATTGCAAAAGCTTTGATATCTAATCTGGATGTTAAAGAGAACCTTGTATATTTAATCTTATTGTATAAAGAGTTACCTTCTGCTAATACGCGTAAGCAATTCTTTGATGAAAAAGTAATCGCAGATCTTAAGTTAT